ATTATTAACGGCAAACGACTTTATGCAAGAGTGTTTATTCAACGTATTCTTATTCGAAAAAAATAATATCTACAACATTTTTAGGCAGAAAGCCCACGGTTTTAACCATGGATAGTATTTACGCCGCTAGTCAAATAAAGGAGGCAACAAACATGAAGCAAGTATTGCAAATTCTGTGTGGTCTATTCGAGGTCCTAGTAGCCCTCATTGCCCTAGTGGGTGTCATTCTGGGAATCTGAGAAGGAGAAAAGCATCATGATTATCACATTGGACAACATCAAGTACAGCACGATTGACCGCCGATACTTCTACAAGCCACTAGGCAAGAGGTGGAAACGTGTGAGCCTCAAGAAACTTGCGGAGGCTATAGGTATCCCTGAGGATGTCATCACGGATGCCATCCATGACCGCAAGAATTATATGCTTGAACGCCAAGATTGGTACTGGCAAGCACTCAAGAACCTAGTAGCCAAGACTGCCCTAGTCAAAAAAGACCCAAGCCAAGAGAACCTGTACAAATACAACGATGCCCATAAGCGTCTTGTCTACGAGGCTGACAAGATGGGCAAGACAAAAAAAGAGGTTAATGCAGACATAGCATCATATAGTTCGTACATGGTGGCACACAAATAAGAGAAAAATCTAAGGAGGCTAAAATCATGGAAACAAATGATTTCAGCAAGTACCAAGCAATGTATGGGGATAAGTACCTTAGGCAGCTTGAACTGGAGGAGGCTGCCAAGGCTGATGCCGAGCGCGCACTCAAGGCAACTTGGGAACGTGCAAGAATCAACGGCGAATCTGGGCAGGGCAAGTTAGGGGGCAAGTTCATCGAATATGCTCATGACAACTGTCGCGCAAATATCCATGCACTCATTGAAGAAGTCAAGCACCCTCGCAAGACCACTCAAGGTGAATGGAAGACACCTATGGAGGATGCCTTGAGAGTCTACAGGGACAAGGAAGGAGAACTCGAAGACATCATCGTCACCATTGCATTAAGTGTCACTATTGACAAAGTGAATGCAGGTCTCCATGCTGTTTCCGGTATCGCAATGTCAATTGGTCACGACATCAAGGATGAGGTCAATGTGGAGAAGTTCATCCAATGGGAGGCTACACAAGGTGTAGACGCTAAATGGCTGACAAAATCCATGCAGGAAGGCATTAGCAAGCGTGTTCGCAAGTCCTACAAGTTGGCATATGCTACCAATCGCATGAACAAGGAAGGCTTTACTGGTTTGTCTTGGTCATCCTCTCAGATTTTAGCACTAGGTACTAAAATTGCAGAGATGGTAGTCAAAGGTTCAGGGTACTGGGAAATGTCTCAAAGCAACATGGAGAATGGCAAGAAAATCACAAGCATTGAGATGACCGAGTGGTTCAATGCAGCATGGCAGACAAATGAAAACAATCTGCTGGGTAATGTAACTGCCTATCCTCCCTGCATCATCCCTCCCAGACCTTGGACAAGCCCCTATGATGGAGGCTATTATGGGGCAGGTACTCTTAGATGCCAACTCATCCGTCTGCATCCTTCGAGACAGACCAAGTTCCTGAAGAGATATAAGGAACTCTTGGACACAGTTGATATGTCTCGTGTCTACAAGGCTATCAATGCTATGCAGGAGACAGCTTTCAAGGTCAACCCATTTATCCTGCAGACTCTCAAGGACATCATAGCAACCGGAGGAGAACTTGGAGGAGTCCCAAGAACTGAGCCTCTTGAGATGCCTGCAAAGTTGCCTGAGGATGCAAGTGAGGAAGACCTCAAGGCACACAAGCAGAAACTCGTAGGCATCTACAAGGCAGAGGAGGCACGTAAAAGCAAGGCTCTCAGGTGTCTCATGGCACTCAAGACAGCCGAGAAGTACGCCAAGGAAGAGGAAGTGTACTTCCCTTGGAATATTGATTATCGTGGACGTTGCTATCCCATCTCTACTACGTTGTCCCCTCAGGGGGATGACATCCAGAAAAGCCTGTTGGTCTTCGCTCATGGCACTCCTATCAAGGAGGATGACTGGAAGTGGATGGCTATACATGGTGCAAACCTTGCAGGGCATGACAAAATTCCCTTTGCTGACCGTATCAAGTGGGTGGTAGATAACACAGACAACATCGTTGCAAGTGCAGAAGACCCATTAGGTTACACTTGGTGGTATGAGGAATCCAAGGGAGACTATCCAATGGAGTTCCTAGCCTTCTGTAACGAGTGGAAAAATCTTCAAGAATATCACAAAATCAAGCAGGAATATCAAGGGTTTGTGTCGAATTTACCCCTCGCTTTTGATGGCACCTGCTCCGGTCTGCAACACTTCTCAGCCCTTCTCAGGGATGAGATTGGTGGACATGCAGTAAACCTCACCAAGACGGACAAGGTGCAGGACATCTACAGTCTGGTAGCTGATAAGGTCAATGTAAAGCTGCTGGAGGATGTCTCCAAGGGAACTGAGGATACCTTCAAGACCGACTCGAAAACTGGGGAGTATGTCTTGGACACCCAAGGCAACAAGATTCCCAAGTTTGGCACGAAGACACTCGCTCAGAACTGGGTAGCATTCAATCGTGAGAAGTTTGGTCAGGATGGTATCACTCGCAAGGTCTGCAAGCGTTCCGTAATGACATTAGCATACGGCAGTAAGCAGTATGGATTCAAAGAGAACATCCTCACAGACATCCTTCATCCATATGTCTTGGCACATCCAGATACATCTGTATTCATGGATGCACCTCAAGCAGCCACCTACATGGCTAAACTTATCTGGGATGCCGTAGGCAAGACAGTAGTAAAAGCCGTAGAAGGTATGGCATGGTTACAGGAAGTCGCAGGAATCATTGCCAAGAGTGGCAAAGTGGTAACTTGGATGACACCAAATGGTCTTCCGGTTCAGCAGAACTATATGAAAGAGGAGAAGATAACATTGCAACTTCGATTCAATGCATCTCGTATCCGTGTGTATCACACAGAACCCACCGAAGAGGTGGACTCTAGGTCTCAGAAGAATGGTATTGCCCCCAACTTCATTCACTCCATGGATGCTTGTCACCTCCAGAGAGTGGTGGGGGCTGAAAAAGACAAAGGTAATAATAACTTTATGATGATTCATGACTCTTTTGGTACTGATGCAGCACACGCTGGGTCATTGTATAAGACAATCCGTGAAGAGTTCATCGGTCTCTATAAAGACCAGAACTGGTTAGAGAACTTCGCCAAACAGGTTGACTACATGATATCTGAGGATGCCAAAGTTCCTGAAGTTCCAGCTTTTGGTAGCCTTGACTTAGACGAAGTTCTTAACTCAGACTTCTGCTTTGCTTGACATAAAATAAATGCTCTTCTTCTTTATGTGCCACTTAAGATTTTCTAGGTGTCACACAAAGAAGAGAAGGAGAGGAAGAGGAGAACTTAAGGAAACCTTAAAGATACTAAAGGTTTACCTTAGGTTTTCCTCCCCCTCTTTTTTATGTCTTAAACCTAAAGGTTTACCTAAGGAATCTTTAGGTGGCACACAAAGAAGAGAAGAATATCTAAAGGTTACCTAAGGAGGATTTTATGACAGAAGAGAAAGTAGTAAAAAAGAGAATCCATAAGACACCTAAGACTGATTGTCTTCAGGTAAAAGTAAAAGTGGTAGACCCCAGAGCAAAGATGCCTGTCTATCAAACCAAGGAGGCAGCAGCATTTGATTTGGCAACCATTGAGGATGTCTTATTGGCTAACACTAATGCCTATGAGAAGTTACCTTTGGTTCGCACAGGGTTGGCTTTTGACATCCCAGAGGGTTACCACATGGAAATCTATGTTAGGTCTTCTACTGGTCTCAAGACCAAGGTACGCCTCGCTAATCAAGTAGGCATTGTAGATAGTGACTACAAGGATGAGGTATATTTGGTCTTAGAGAACATTGGGAGACATCCGGTTACCATTAAGGCTGGCACTAGGATTGCTCAGGCAATTATCAAGAAGAATGAGAAGGTTGTCTTGGTGGAAACCAAGGAAATCGGTGAGAGCACTCATGGTGGCTTTGGTTCGACAGGAGGTAAAGCATAAGGTGATGACAACGAGAGAAACGCTTGATAACGAAGTACGCAGAATCCTCGAGGAAATGAGTGACGAAGCCGGAGACGCGGCGGAGAATTTCGAAGCGTGCAAAACCAACATTGACAACGGTTTTTACGCTGACGGCATTAACGAAGCACTCAGCACGCTTGATACACTGTCTGTGATTTTGACGGCGAAGAAGCACGAATTAGAGCAGGCATACGGACGTATCGAAGATGCGATTGACGAGGGAGTATATGCATGAAAATGGGGCAAAGTAATGACACAAGCAACACGGTAATCTCTGACGAATACTTAAAACTGACGGACAAAATCCTTGAATTGGCCAGTCAGTTGTCAGAGTACAAGCAGAAATACGAAGCGTTGCAGAAAGCATTTGACGAGCAGAAAGAACTTTACGACGAAGCTGAGAAGAAACTGCGTTTTAAGAATGACGTTGCAGTATCGCGTGATGATCAGATTCGAGTATTGATCAGTTGTGTCAATGCAATTGAATGTGAAAAGCAGATTCTCTTGAATCGCCTTTACGGATTGGAATTAAAAGTAGATAACAATGACAATACTTGATGTGATATTTGAGGTGTTATAGATGAGGAGCAAATGTGTATTGGTTCGCAAGCGCGAAGTGAAGCGAAAAGCAAAAGCAGCAGATGAGATTGTCATCGACGGTAAGAAGGCTTATAGCTGCTATGGATTCAAAGACGCAATGACAGATGAGTATGTACAAGACTGCCAAGCGTGCAAGTTGTTCTATAGGAAGTGGTGGCAATGGTGAGCTGCGATGAGTACGCGCACGCAAAGGAAGACCAGCATTATCACGGAGACATCCAGCCCATCAAACTCATGGAATCCCAAATGACTCCTGAGGAGTTCATGGGATACCTCCGAGGCAACATCATCAAATACTGCAGTCGCTTCGGAAAGAAGAAGAATGCAGATATTGCTGACGAGGCTCGGAAGATTCAGAAGTATGCCGAGTGGTTACATGAGGCAGCCAAGGGTGAAAAGGTGACCTTATGATTACTGATGAGAAGCTAAAGAGCCTCTCGGACACCATAATAAAACATTGCCCATCCTGTGGATCTCCTAATGTTTCCGTAAGGAGAGCCAAGGATGGGTGGTTTTATGTGGGGTGCGAAGAGTGCTGGCAGAAGAACCAGAGTGATGAAGCAATGCTTGAGTATGCCATAGAAGTGTGGAATAGGAGGGCACAGCAAAGTAAATTTCTAGGTGTCACACAAAGAAGAGAAGAAAACACTTCTCGTGCTATGAATAACTTTCGAAAGGATAGATAACAAATGGCAAACGTAAAGTATACTAAAGGAGTAACCCCAGTAGGAACATCGTTGTGGAGTAGCGTGCTGAGTCCTGAGATGTATCAGGGAACTTCAACCAATAATCTGAGTGTAGGTTTGGTCTTGAACGAAAAAGACAAAAAGGCTTTGCTCAAGAAGAT